AAGCTCACGCTCCCACGATAACGGCAGTGCCGCCCTTTGAAATCTGTACCCACACAAGACTTCCGTCACAGGTGTTGCAGTCCACTGCCACACGGAAGGGATACGACCGCTCTCCGATATGGACGCGCCCGTTACGGATAATTCCCCTTTGTGCCTGTGATTCAGCCACCTTCGAGTTCTTTATCCCTGCTCGGATTGCCGCCGCAAGCCCCGGAACGCCATTCATCCATACCACCTCACCATCTTGATGGTCTGCCGCAAAAGACGCGGCGTAAGTTCCACTGTGTTCGACTGCAAGAAATACTCATGTCCCTCAAAACGGATGCGCTCGGTGAAATCAACGATGTGGTCAATGTCGGGAACGCCGCTACGAATCCGTGCGCGAATCTCCACGGTGACCGTCTCCTGCGTCTTGCGGTTGAGCCATTCGATTTCTCTCGTCAGCATTCGCAGATAATCTGCACCCACAACGGGAAACTCGGTGTCGATGAGAGAAGAATACGGCAGCGTCTCGTCACTGGCGTAATGAGCGCCAAGGCTGAGATTGGACTGCTCTATCGTGAACTGACTCGCCTTGCCGCCGGGCTTTCCCTGCGACAAACTGCTCCCCTCCAATACACCGTCCACATAGACCGTCGTTGCGTACCAACCATAGCCGAGCGGCGCATGGTAGGTGATGCGCTCCGTCCCCTTCTCATTGCTCCAATCCTCCCAGTCATATTCCGTGTGCTTCTTTCCGTCATTGACCGCCTCGGTGGTACGTTCCCATTCCTTAAAGAGATACACGTCGCGCCCCGTGGAGGCGTATGTGTAATCCGTGCGGCTGGTCGAGCCGTCCACATTATGCGTGCGCTTCTCCGCGAGGTATTCCCCATCGTAGGTATAGGTGCTGTATCCGTTCTCATTCATCTCACGCACCAGAAAACCATTGGAATAGGTTCTGCTGATTTCTTTGAAGGAAATCGTGCCGGTGAAAGGGATAGGCGCAGTATCCTCCTCGTTGTGCGCTCCACTTTCATGATTGTTGTTCGCACTGTGCCAGACGGAACGAACGAGTTTCCGCTCGATGGTCGGCTGCGCGTGCGGCCAGTCCGTGATGTCGATGACAGCTTCCTCCATGCCGCGCTGAATGATATGGAGCGTATCTCCACGAATAAAGACGTTGATCTGACGCTGTGGGAGTTTGGCCGTCCATCCGAACAGTGCGGAGATGAAGTCGTGGTAGGTCATCCCGCTGCCCTCAAAGTTCTGCGACGGTATGAAATCATCGGTCAGACGATGCAGCCGAAGCCCGAGTGCTGCGGCAATCTCGGCCACATACCGTGATACATTCGCCCGCTCCACGTAGATATGGATGGGCGTGTAAAGGAGTACATCCCTGCTGTACGTCCCCTTGACGGACTGCACGATACCCTGCTGACTGGTCTCCTCCACGAGAAAACGGAAGGCATAATCCAGGACGCGCCCATGGACGCTGTCGCCGATGGAGAGCGGATGCACCGTTTCGAGTTGAATCGTGTCGGACAGCGTGAGTTCGCCAAGCGTCACAGAGAAGGAGCGAATGCCCCGCTCTCTAAACTCTGCGTAGGTAAGCGTGTGCGGAATCTCAATTCTTGTGTCTGCAAGAATCCGCAACTGTTTGACAAGAGTCCGCTTCGTATCTACGAGAACCGTACCACAATGACCAATGCGCCGCTGCGTGTCGCCCGTTACCGTGATTTTCTTAACGATCCGAATGTCGCGCAGGGTATCTACACGCATGGCGATGGATGTGTTGAGACGGCGCGACGTATCTCCGCTGACCTGCACGGGCTGACGGAATACGGGAATCACCGTGGCGTATATGATCTGTTTTACGTGAACGCGCCCGAACGGCAGCCATGCGATGCAGACGGCGGGTTTTAGCTTGATGCTCATGTCCCCGCTCTCCATCCGAACTGCCGCCCCGCGAGTTCCGCAATCGTCATAGAGACAGTGCGCGTGTCCATCACAACTGATGTTGGATTCTGTTCGGCGATATGTCTGCCGTATTCCGTGATATTCCCGCCGCTCTTTTCAAGAGCCGTCAAAGCACACAGTCCTTCTGCCGTGCGGTAGGCGGGATTCCCAATGAGGGAAATCCCTGTCACACGGGAATCTGCTCCGTACTGCGTGATAAGTGACGCGGTATCCACAGATTGCAGAATCTCTTGACTCGCAACCGTCGCCTCATAACTTCCATCGCCGCAGTCGGTCATATTTGTCTGCGTCGCTTGGACGGGCAGCATGATGACCTGTTCCCGTGGGCTGATCTCCTCATCCGAGAGGATGAGGTTCGAGATAAGAATGTCTTCGGTTCTGCTGTAAACCGTTATGGTCTTTTCACTGGAACTGTAGGCGTACCAAAAAGAACAGTCCTGCTTGTTGGAAACCTCGCGTTCGTTCAGGAGTGCCCGAAAGATACCGTCATTGTTCTGCCCCGGTTTGACATGAAACCACAAGGTATTGACGGCGTTTACGCGAATGCTGTCAGAAGCGGCAATGGTATCGTTATTGTTATTCCCTTTCATGTGCCACCTGCTCCAGGACGTTTCCGCACTAACGATGATGTAGCCTCCAATCGCAAGGGTAAGTTTGGCACGGTCTGCATTCTCCGGTGCTTTGAAGTACAGATCCAATTTCCCGTAAAGCTCTGTAGGGAATCCTGAAATCGTCAGACCTTTGTCACTGGTCGGCTGCCAGAAGGATACGCCCGTCTTGCTGTACTGCTTCCCTGTCACAGTAGCGCCGCCGCTGACCGAAAGCAGCTCCGCATAGCCCGGATTAATGTATTTGAACGCCATACGAACCTCCTCAATTCGAGACTAGGAGTCCCTCTGCCTGAATGTCCACGCTTGTATCTTGCTGCGGCGTCTCATCTGCACTGCTGAGTGCCTTGACCCAGAAGACGGTATTCGTATCACCGACATCAGACAGCGCGATACGGTCTTTCCAGTCGGCAGATTCCAACGCCGTTTCAGCAGTGTATTTGTTATCCGTCGCGGCTTTCCACTTATCCGCATGATCGCCGACGAACTTGACCGTAAGTGTTCCGTCGATATGGAAGCCGCTCTCGCAGCGCACAGCGCACTTGACGGCTTTCTGCTCGCCCTTGCCCGCATCGAGCAGGACGGAGATGGGCGCGAGTTCCGTGCCGGAGCTGACCTCCGTCCCGTCCGTACTCCCGTGCGTGGGATTATTCATATAGATATGCAGGAGTTCTGCCATTGTCACACCCTCCAAAATTCCAGAGACAGTTGATATACCTTCGGGAAATGTGCCATATACTCGTAGGATTTCACCACAACACGCATAGAGGGCAGGATGTTCCCGCCCTCATCGGTCACGGACACCATCGTGCGGCTGTCCCAGTAGCCCTTGATCTTTTCCCAGTCGGCAGAAGTCACAACGGCAGAGCAGGAAATACGGTCGCCCTCCGTGATGTGTCCGAAATCCTGCACGACCGCGCCGCCGACAATCTCCAAAAGCTGCTGACGGTCGTCGGGAACGATCTGCCAGTTTTCAACGGATAATGTCCGTACCTCACCAATTTGAATATGAATTGGAATCACCTCCAAGGGCATTTTCAACAGCGGGACGGATACGGTCGGCGACGTGGTCGGCAAGCATCCGCATTCCCTCGTTGTCCTCGGTCACAGCGTTTTCAATTTGTACCTGTATGTGAATCTGCCGATTGTCCGTCATGGATGTCGTGGACTGAGCAGCCCGCTGTGGAGCACTTGCCACCTGCCCCGCAGTTTGAATGCTTTGTGCTTGCTGCCCCAATCCTGCCATCATTTCCGAATATGAGAACTCCTGCCCGTTGACACGAATATGCGAACTGTCCGCACGATGCTTAGGGCTGAAGTTTGGCAACAGATTTTCCATCGCCCACTTACGCCCCTCTTGGAACTGCTGCAGGATTTCCGGTGTCAGCCTCAGATCCTCTGCCGTGAACTTGTTCTTTTTGCGCAGGTACTCCATCAATCCGACCTGCCCGGATTCCTTGAAGACCTGCAGTTCCTCTTTCTGGGAGCGCAGAACTTCCAGAGCAGCGTTGCGCTTGGCATCGAGTTTCTCCTTCTCCGCCCAGCGCGTCGCTTCGACCTCATCCAGTCCCTTCTGTACCCACGCATCCTTCTCGCGCTCAATCTCCGCAAGGCGATTTTCGAGTTCGGTCTTCCAGATGGAGTCAATGTTGGAAGCGACATCCCGCTCCCACTGCTCCATCACTCGTGCCTTGCTCTCACTGAACCAGTTCTGCGTCTGTACCTCGTCCAAGCCCTTCTGACGAAAGGCATCGGCTTCACGGGCGATGGAATCCAGTTTGTTCTGCAGATCCGTCTTGTAGAGCGCATTCGCCTTGTCCACAACGTCGCGCTGAAAGTCGGAATAAATCTTCGCTTCCTTTGCCAGACGATATTCGTCAATGAGGTGTGGGTCTGCGCCCTTCTGGAAGGCATCGAAGGATTCACGCGAGAGCGCATGAAGGCTGTTTTCTACGTCTGTATGTGTCAGTGTATATAAATTGTCCGTCAGCTGTGCAGTCGTCTTTGCAGATTCACTGACCGTCTTTGCGGCATCCTTTTCTGCCGCCGCACGGATTTTTGCCGCTTTTGCATTCTGCTCCTGCGCCTTGGCATTCTTCTCCGCTTCGACACGTGCCTTCTCCTCTGCCGCCGCTTTTTCTTTGGCAATCTTCTGCTGTTCTTGGTACTGCTTGAACTCATCGCCATAGAGCGCGTCGAGGACGGTACCACCGAGGAACGGAACAGCAATCAGCGGAGATGCCACGGGATGATTTTTCACGAGCCATGAATTTGCCTCGGCGTGCTCATTGACCTTATGAATCTGCTCCCCGACAAAGCCCGCAAGCTCCGCGACGGTCTTGAGTGCTTCCCCCCATCCGAGGACGGCATCCTTGATCTCGTCCTTGTTGTCGCGGATCGTTTCAACGAGAGATTCAAAGCCGCCATTGATCTCGGGCATCAGTTCCTCGGCGACAGGAAGGAGAGCCGCACCAAGCGCGAGTTTCAGCTGCCCCGCTTCCATCTCCATCGCACGCCATTTGAGATAGGTCTCGTGTGCCTGCTCCGGGTCAAGCAGTCCCGTGGTCTTGACCCGTGAGGAAATCGTCATAAGGTCTTCGTATTGTTCGAGAATGGGGATGAGCGCAGCCCCGCGTGCTCCGAGGACTTCTGCGGTATATGCTTCCTCCATCCCCGCTTCGCTTGCTGTCTTGTATCCCTTGGCAAGTTGCGTCAGCTGCTCATTGAGCGGCAGGAGATTCCCTTGCTGGTCTTTGAGTGCGATGCCGAAACGTGAAAGGGCACGGGCAGTATCGTTGCCGCTCTCTCCCGCTGCGGATACCTGCTTGTCGAGACGTGCAATCAGCGGAATAATGCTCTTGATATCCGTATCCGCAAGTTGGAACACCCGATTGAGCGTCGCCGCCTCACCTGCTGAGACGTGAAGCCGCTGCGTCAGCTTGTAGACGTTCTCGCCCGCAAGCATCGCGTCCTTCGTGATATTGAACAGCCCCGCACCCGTCGCCGCAACTGCCATGACGGCGGCCATCTTTGCAGACAACACATTGAATCCGCTCGTGAGATTCTTGACACCTGCCTGTGCCGCCGTCATTCCCGCCGAGATACGCCCGCCGAGCGTGCCGGAGAGAACCGCACTCTCCTTGAGGCGGTTATTCAGCTTGCGCACCTCGGCTTCGGTCTGTGCGACGGTTCTCTGCTGTCGTAACAGGTTACTTTCGGCACGGCGATAGGCGGCGCTGTCTGCACCGTCATTCTTTTTCGCAGATTGGAGGACGGCGGCAAGTATCTGTTCCTTTTGCCGCTGAATATCCAACTCGCGGTTGATCGCCTGATAGCGTACCTTGATCTTGTCGAGTTCCGTCCCCACGCCATCGAGTTTGGCAAGATCCGCGTCCATCTTCAGATGGATATTGTTCGCCTTGCTGTTCAGCCGTGCGATGGAATCTGAGACCGTTTTGCCCGCCGTGTCGAAGTCCAGCTGCAGTTGTGCGATGTTGAGACCGATGTCGAGATAGAGTTCATCAATCTTTTGTCCGCGCTTTGCCACTCCATCTCCCTCCCTACATCACATCGTCAATAAAGCGTTCACATTGCTGCTGCTCACAAAGAGCGGTCACCACAAGCTGATCGAGCAGGAACGCAATCTCATGTGCGTCAATTTCCTGCATCGTCCACCCGTAGGCGGACTGCAGCCGCTCGTAATAGCGCAGTAAATTCTGGTACGGGGAAAGAACTACGCCTCTTTCCCCGTCTCCTCGTTTGGGAGGTTCACCAGTTTGGAGAAGGTCAGCGACTGAATCCATCGGAAAAGCGCACGGGTGAGCGGCACAATGTCCGCCACATCCACATTTTCCTCCACGGATTCCCTTGTCACTTCCTCCCGTCCGAAGCCGAGGACGATCAATCGGACGTGTGCATCCAGAAAGTCCTCAAGATTCATGTCCTTCTTGTCGGCATCAAAAAAGGCAAGGAACTCGCGCCACACCTTCATCTTCGGAGGATGTGGCACAATCTCCCTGCCCGCAATATGCAGTGTTGGTGTTTTCATTGTGACCTCCCTCAGACCTGCTCGTACCACTTCGTTCCAGTCTCAGCGGCAAAGCCCGCCGCCTCCTCGTCTGCCTTGGCATAGGACAGCCCGTCCGACAGGCGGTAGATTGCCTTTGCCGTCAGTGTCGGCGTGTCGAACTGGATGCTCTCCTGCTTGGAGTTGCCACTCTCGGAGGGTTCGAGGAACTGGACTTTGTAGAATTTAGTGAACCGTTTCTTGCCGTTACGCTTATCCGACTGGAAGAGCACAGCAAAGTACGGCGCAACATCGTCCTTGCCCGCCTTCATCACGCCGTTCTCGATGGCGTGTCCCAGAAGATAGGCGACATACTCAAGCGGCAAAGCGGCCGTGTCAAACGTGAGGTCGTATGATGCAGTATTCGACGCCGTATCCACGGACTGACCGTCCGCAAAGAGTTCCGCCTGATTCGTCTGCGGCTTGATGTCCACCTTGCGGAGCAGCTTCCCAAGCGGAATCGGTGCCTCGTAGGTCGCCGCTCCTCCTGCCACATCGGTGAGCATCTTCGCGATATGAAGTTTCTGGATGTTGATGAACTGCCCGCTCGTAAGATTCCCGGCAGGCTTTGCTGTTGGTGTTGGACTTGGCATTTTATTCTCCCTCCATTGCTGTTCTGTAGTCTGTGATTTCCACGAATATATCTTTCTCAAAGAGCTCTTGCGTCTGCGCCCGCACAAAGCCGAGCGGCAGGAGCGCACTTTTTACCGCTTTATGAATCTCCCGAAACCGTCCGTCCTTCGTCAGAATGTGGATACGCACTGTCACACGACGTTCCAGTTCCGTGCCGTCTGCCGAGAGTGCGGGGACATCCGAGATCACGGAGTAGACAATAATCGGATACGTTCCTGCATCGGGACTGCGTCCGTGGTAGATGCTCTTCTTTCCGTGAGCGAGAAGCTGCGTCAGCTCCTTCGAGCGCACAAGTGCCTGATACACCATCCGTGCCGTGCTCATTTCCCTCTCCTCCGAATCGCAGACCTTACGGCATCGACGATGGCAGAGCGGATCCCGTCCTTCTTGGCATCGAGCGCGGGATAGAGAAACGGCTTGTTTATGCGTGGGCTGAACTCAACGAGCACGCCGTAGAATACGCCATCCTGAGATTCGGCATCTGCCGCGATGCGCCAGATGGAGCCGTCTTGGCGGCGCGGTCGCTTGTGTATGGAGTCCCGCAGTGCGCCCTTGACCGCGCGCTTATCCGTCCCTGCATAAACGGGACAGCGGTTCTTTGCCTCCGCGACCACATCGTCCGCGCCGCGCTCGAGAGCTTCCTTTGCGGCAGCCGTCGCGTCTGCGCCGGGTTCCGAGAGGATTTTCTCGGCAGA